ACATTGGTGGTTACTGTAACGAACTTAGGCTGAATCATCACATTTCCTTTCAATTCCGCTTCCGCCTTAATGGCAGCTTTCGGAACATTATTAAGGAACGTAATAACCTGTTCGCAAGGCGATCGTTCATAATGTTCTGGTCTTGTATTACCAAAATCATCCAATGTGACAGCGGTGTGTGAGGCTTGATATTCTGACATGTATTTATCAGCCTCGTTCAAAGTGACAAAAGCCTCCTTCGAACTGTTGAATCCATTTGCTGCAGACAAAGTCTTTAGCAAAATGGAGTTCACTGAGGTTTTTCCAACCCCGGAACCGCCATGAATCAGGATGCCAAAAGGCTTTTCCCGAATGCACGACTGTTTTTGGCACAAAATCAATTGTGTTCTCACCTTAGACAACTGAACCATTTTATTGGACAGAATTGTCTTGGCTTGTGGGTGTCTTTCCATTTTGAAAAGACCCGTGATTTTGGCCAAAAGTGCACTAACACGAGAATCATATTCATGTTCGTCAGCAATACGTTCGTCGTAATTTGCCAACTCGTGCAGTCTACCAGTCTCCAAAAGAGGCATGGCAGACATGAGCAATGCGTATTCTTCATCCATCGCACGCATATCCTCATCTGCATAAAGCAGAAGAGTCAAATCATTGCTCTTCCACGCTGCATACCCTCTCTCCATAAAGAAGAGAAGTGTATTGCAGCACATTTCCACAAAGGATACAGAATTGTATTGAACATTCCAAACTTTTGCTTTAAACAAAGTGAAATTTCCAATTTTCAAATCTTCCTCCTTCAAATGTGGAAAAAAGCCCAATGTGATCGCGATGTTGATCACATTTGTGAGCTGAACGGCAAGATCACTGTCTTTCAGTGATTGCCAATTGCTCAAGGTGTCTTTCAAAGAAGAAATCGTATCATCCATAAAGGATGAGTTTTCGTCACCTTGGCAATCCATGGGGAGTTGCTTCTGAACAATTTCAACAATTTTCAACGCAATCGATTCACTGTAATATGCACGAAAGTACAAATGCAGTGCGGAAATCCATCCAAAAATGTTTTTGGAATTCTGGAGATTGATTGCGAGGGCAACAAAGCCCTCAATGTCGAACATTATCTTGTTCAGCCCCTTGTCGGCAATGGCTTTCAAATTACGAACCAATGCCAGGACTTTGTTCACGTCAAAATCAAAAGATTGACAATCGAGAACAAAGTCCACATCCGCAATATCGCATCTATTGCGACGCTTGCGGGATCGCTTCTTAGCTTTTTCATTAGCTTGAGCGATTGTGCGTACCAATTCGGAGGCATCAACACGTCTTTGTTGATTTCCTGTGTGTGTGTTTCCACGTGAACTTTGGTTTTGAGTCCCAGTTTCGGACTTTGCATCTACGGATGCGCATGTGTTTTGCCCCACAAGAAGGGATTGCTTCCTACTAGCCTCAGCGTTCGGTTGCGGTTGGTTGTAACTCATGTTACGAAATGTTCTATGGAACTAGCCTCTGACTGCAGCATATCCAAAAGTACATTTAAAACTTGAATAAGTAACGTCAGTAAATGCTTCTGTGTTCAGACATAAGACGAAGCGTAGTCTTATGAATTTGGTGGCTCTAATAGCCGGTGGGTGTCCCCCTGGGGGGGGGTGCCCCTTACGGTGGTTAGCCGGGTGTAAAACCCGGCATGCCCCGTAAGGGGCTAATTGGTAGTACACGGCCTATCGTACTACCTGCATAATGTTTATAGGCAAACATATCGGTGATTACGCTACCGACAGAGCGAACTGTGATTGTTTAGGGTACAATCACAAAAACCACGGTGTTTGGTTTGGTCTCCCTGTAGCCTTCAGGGTGTGTAAAGAATATCGACGAAGACTTGTCGACGTTAAAAAGGTTCACAAGTTATCCACATATACGGCCTAAGACGTATATGCGGCACAAAATGAACCTTGATAACGGCTTAAGCCAGAGATGGACTGTGATCCATCATCTAACTCGGAATCCTCGTATGCGTATAATGAC